GGATGGCGTTCAATTCCGAAACGGAAAGAATCAGTTGCCAATTGTCGATTCGCACAATGATAAGACGGTTCGCAATGTGTTCGGCTCGATCCGCAATATCTCGATTCAAGACGGTTCTCTTGTTGGTGATGCGTCTTTCGCATCCGACGAAGAATCGCAAATTGTGGCGACTCGATACAACGAGGGCCATCTGAATGACTTCTCAATCGATGCTCAGATCCTAGCAAGGGTCTACGTCTCAGAAGGTCAACAATACACCACCCGACAAGGCAAGGTGATTGAGGGGCCAGCGGAAATCGTTACCGCTTGGGAACCTCACAACGCTTCGATCTGTGCAACGGGCGCAGATCCAAATTCCACGGTTCGACGGTCATACGACCAAGAAGAAAGGCAGGCAGGCATGGATGAGCAAATGATGGCTCAACTAAAAGCTCTTGGTCTCCCAGAAGGGATGACCGATGCGGCGGAAATCATCAAGTGGATGGCAGACCACATGGAAAAGCCATCGCTTGAGGTTGAATTGATGGAGGGCGATAAGCCATCCGAAGAAGCGGTGCGAGCCGAGCATGACAAGCCCGAAGATGAGGCAATGCGAATGGACGAAAAAGTACAAGAAGAAGTCGCAAGGCAACTTAAAGCAGTTGACGACCGACGCAAGGCAATTATCTCGGCGGGGACTCTAGCAAAGGTCGAGCGTGCCTTTGTGGATGAACTGGTCGAATCAGGATGTTCAGTTCAAGACGCTCAAGAAAGGATCATCCGAAAGATGAGCAATTCCCCAATCGGACAGACTGTCGGAGGCGATGTTCGCGTTACCGAGTCGGAGCATGACAAATTCGAAGCAGCAGCTAAGGCTGGCCTAATCCAGCGATGCTTCCAAGGGACTGTCAAGCGACAAGCCCCGCAAGTAGCAGGGTCGGAAGATTTCAAGAATCTCGGAATCTATCGGCTTGCTGAATTGTGCGTTCGACGCATGGGCATCAACCCAGAGAAGTACAGTCGAGCCGACGTTGCTCGAATGGCAATGGGTCAAGATAAGGCTTTCAATCGGCTCAACATTCGTCGATCGATGGAAGCCTACCACACGACCGGAAGCTTCCAAAACATTTTGCTTGACGCAGCTAGCAAGACCTTGAGGGCAGCTTACGAAGAAGCCCCTTACACTTGGTCTTTGTGGGCTCGTCAGGCTCAATCGGTCGATGACTTCAAGAACATCAACCGAATTCAACTCGGCGAATCTCCAAACCTCGAAATGGTTCCCGAAGGGGCTCCATACCCTGAGGGGCAAGTAGTCGATTCCAAGCGATCGTACAAGGTTGAGAAGTTCGGCAAGAAGTTCTCGGTCTCTTGGGAAACTGTTGTTAACGATGATCTCGATGCGATCTCCCGAATTCCGGCGATGCACGGCAACGCAGCCAGACGGACGCAAGAGAAGGTCGTCTACGATGCTTTGCTTGCCAACCCGACGATGGCCGATGGAGTGGCTTTGTTCTCTGCTTCACACGCAAGCGGAACCAACATCACGGCATCTTCGGTTGCGGCTCCAAGCGTGACGACTCTCAACGAAGCTTTCAAACTGATGAGCCTTCAAAAAGGTCTCAACAGCGATGTTTACCTGAACCTTTCGCCTCGCACCTTGCTTGTCCCGCAAGCATACGCAGCGACTGCATTGGAACTGGTCAACAGCCAATCCTACGCACAATCCAACGGCAATGAGGGCGTGGTCAACATCTACGGTGTGAACGGCGTTCGACCGCTTCAAGTGGTTGCAACTGCTTTGCTCGATGCAAACAGCGCCACCAACTGGTACGCGATCGCCGACAATGCTCAAGTGGATACCGTCGAAATCACGTTCCTTAACGGCGAAGAAGCCCCTGTGCTTGAGTCCGAATGGAACAAGGACAACGACACTTATCATTACTACGTCCGGCAATCGATGGCCGCAGCAGTGATCGACCATCGAGGTATCTTCGGCAACCGTACCTAGTCCGGTTGATTGACTCACAGCCCTGGTCGGCAATGGCCAGGGCTTTCTTTGACAGCGACAACACAACACAAAAGGAAAATAAGAAATGACAGGATTTGTTAACCACGCCATTTTTGAAGATGACTTCTTCGGCGGCAAGACCTACACTTCGACGGTTGGTGAAGGCAATTGGAAGATTACCGACACTTCGTCCAGCGGCACTCCAACCTATGCTTCGGTAAGCCCATCGGCTACCGGCGAAATCGCGTTGACGTTCGACAATGCCAACGAAATCCAGAATGTTTGCCTCGACTTCGGTGACAAGCTTTGCTTTGACATCGACAACATTCAGCGAGCCGTTTTCATCGTCAAGACTGTTGCGACCTTGAGCTCAGCAACGACCTTGGCTTTCGGTTTGCAGTCGGCTCGAAATGACGATACCGATGCTACAGCCAACAACGCACAATTCAAGCTTGCGGGCTCGAATGCTGTTGTTTGCGAAAGCGATGACGGAACGACCGACAACGACGACAAGGCATCAGGTGTGTCGTTGGTTGCGACCTACAAAGAATTCGTGATCGACTTCACTGGCGGAAAGAGCGATGTTAAGTTTTACATCGATGGCCAGCGAGTTGCTTCGACCACGACCTTCTCGATGGCGGCTGCAACCGGATCGCTTCAACCGTTCGTGCAGATCAGCAAGACTGCATCGACCAACGTCAACAGCGTGACGGTTGATTATGTCTCGGTCGAGTGCAAGCGATAAGCGATGAGCCTTCACGACCTCATCAAAGAGGATGCCAAGAAGGTATTCGCCAACCCTGATGATTTTGCAGAGCCGATCGTTTACTACAAGCGGAACGGTCGGTCTCGCAAGATTGATGCGGTGGTTGTGCGCGATGATTCTTTGCAACTTCCAGAGGCATCGGATTTGGTGACTCCACGATTCACCATTCACGTTGCCAACGATGAGGCCGAAGGCATTGCAAGCGATGAATTAGACTTAGGCGGGGATCAGATCGGTCTATCTCCGCGAGTCGGAGAACCGATCGACAGGCGGTCGATTGTCCGCTTGGTCGAGCATGATGAAGGGATGCTGGTGCTAGAGTGCCGTTAGCGATCATCGAGGAAATTGCAGCAGAATTGGAGACCAGGCTATCGGCTATGGTCAACGATTCGGCTACATACCCTACCGATGTCCAAGAGGTCAAGCGACCTACGCGATTCGCTAATTACACTCCGAAGGATCGACAGATCATCATAACTCAGGGCGTGAGTAATCCTGTCCCTGAATTATCCTGTCCCGGCAATCCTCCGGCGGTTGCTCTTACTCAGCAATTCAATATCCGACTGATCTTGATGCCATCGGAGAGAAATCAAGATGCGATCGATACGCTACTGAATCAGTTTGCATCGGACGTTCGCAAGTGCATCTGTCAACCGGCTAGCAGTTGGCACACTTTCGACGGGAATGCACTTTACGCCAACTTTGGGCCTCAGATCGTTTTCACTTCCGATGGAGGTGTTGACGGTGCTAACATTCAATTACTTGTCACCTATCGAGTATCAGAGGACGATCCAACGGAGCGAAGATGATATTCGACATTGTGGCACACGAAGAAAATGCACTCCTAGCATCCGAGCGAGTCTTGAACTACGCAGACGGATTAGAGAAAGCATTCGAGAAGCGATACACCGAAGCGACGACCGAAATCAGGACTAGGACGCAGCGTGAAATAGCAACGGCAATGGTAGTCGAGAAGGTAGACGAACTACGCTCGTTTTGCGTTGACGAAACATTGATCGACAACCTACTTGAAAAAGAATCATTGCTTAAGATCGACGACACGTTTACGATGCCTTTGCGAGCGTTCAAGGCTCGGCAAACAGTCGAGGGCGTTGAGATCGAGATGGTGCGCGGTGTTCCTGCGATGGTCTTTGAAGGTGCCTTCGGGCCTAAGATCCCAAAGCTAGGACGCAACATTTACAAGCGAGTCGGAAAAAAACGATTCCCGATTCAAAAGCTACGCGATTTGCAAGTCAGCAAGATTGAAGGCGTGAAAGATGCTTTTGATCGAGGTGCAGCACAAGCCCAAGCGATTCTCAATCGCAAGCTCAAAGAAGCCAAACAAGATGCCAACCAAATACTAGGAAGGGACAAATATGCTACTTCGTAAGAAATCAGTTCTCGGCGGAAAGATCGAATCGACGGTTGGTACTGCGGAAACAATCGCGGCGGCTGATTGCACGATCAACGCCTATGATCTTGTAATTAACCCAGAGTTTGAGATGCAAGAGCGACAGGGCCAAGGCGGATTTGGTCGTCTTGCATCGATCCCAGGGGCCAGGCGTGGCCGAGCTACGTTCTCGGTCGATCTTGCCTACGATGGAACAAATGTTCCGGCATGGGCATCGACCTATCTGCCTGCTTGCGGGTTGGTGCTTTCTACAGCTACCTACAAACCAAAGACTCAGGTTCCGGCTAGTGGATCGGATGTTAAGACGGTAACCATTGCGGGATTCTTTGATGGCGTTCGTCGCAGGATCTACGGCGCGGTCGGAAATGCTCGGTTTATTTTGCCGACAGGTCGCATGGGCCGAATTGAATTCGACTTCCAGGGCGTTTACGATGACGAAGCAGACGCAGCGATCCCATCGAGTATCAACTACGTCAACACGCTACCATTGCGGGTTGCCGGAGGTGCTACGTCTTGGGACTCGTACAATCTTTGCTTGGAGTCGGCAACGATCGATCTAGGCAATGTGATTACGGCTCGGGAGTGCTCGACTTCTGCGGCAGGCATCGACAACTTCGTTATCACGGATCGCAACCCAATAATCACTGGAAACCCTGAATCCAAGCTGATTGCGACTCAGGGCCGATATGCTCAACTTCGCGATTCGACGGAAGCTACTCTTTCGTTTACAATCGATGGGCCGAGCACTTCTACGCTGGTTTTCAGTATTCCGAAGGCTCAGTTGCAATCCAAACCAATGGGCGATCGAAACGGCATTATGATCGACCAACTAGAATGGCAAGCGAACAAGAATGTTGACGCTTCCGACGAAGAACTTTCAATCATTTTCAACCATGCAGCATAACACTTTCGAGGGCTCGATTGACGGGCTCGACATTCAGTTCCAGTTCAATCGCTTGAAGTTCAAGCAGACAGAGCAAGTGCTAGGTCTTGTCGAGGACTTCAAGGATCTAGGCGATACCAAAAAACAGATCGCGGCTTTGCGTCAAGCTGTCTCGATTTGCGTTGCTGGTTGGAGTATCGACAAACCGATTGCCGATTGGGACGAAGAAATCGAAGTGGCGGATGCTGTGAAGCTTGTTGCAAGATGCTTGCAAGGCAATTCAGCAAGCGAGGGCGACAGAAAAAAATAAGGATTGCCGCATTGATACGATGCGGCGAGTTGTGCAAGTCATGCACTCGAAACCATTGCAACAACCTACCGAGCAAAGACCTTCCGTTGATGCTAGGTTGTCCAAGTTGCGATGAAGCAGGGTGCGAAGCTTGCGAGGATCGAGGATACATTGAGATTACCGATTGCCCAAAGGATTACGTTGGGCATCGCGTAAGCTCCGCAGCCAACCTTGCGGCATGGGTCTCGAAAGGGATCTTGCCTGAGGATGGCGGATTGAACGACCAAGATGCTTGGTTTGTTTCGGTGCAAAATGCACTTGAATCAGACGTAAACCGAATCGAGGACGAAAGGCGAAAACGTGGCTGACGTAGAAGTAACACTCGGAGCACGAAACGAAGCCTCGGCGGTATTGCGTCAATTCTCGTCGGAAGTGACCAAGACGGCTCAACAGGTGGAATTCTCCGTCCGTGGCTTGGCTCAGCTAGCAGGCGTGACAGCGGCGGTTATCGGCGTTGTCGAAGCAGGCAGGGCCATCGTTGGCTTCGCATCCAGTTCGGTCGCAGCATTTGATGATCTAAATCGATCGGCGATCAAGCTTTCCGAGACTGTTGCTTTAATTCCAAACGGAAGCAGGCAAGCAGCGGACGAGATGCAAAAGGTTGCAAACAGCCTTGAGCGAATGACTAATGTTGATGCTGGCCGGATCATGGAACAAATGAGCCAGGCACTTAGGCGCGGTGCTGCTACTGACTCCATCGAGGATATGACCGAAGCTGCTTTGGGCTTATCGCGGGTCTTTGATCGAGACTTGGCATCAGCCATGAGGATGGTCGAAGATGCGGTCAATGGCAACTTCGATGCGTTCAAAGGGCTCATACCAAACATCGAACAACTGGCAACAAACGAGGAAAAGCTAGCAGCGGTTAGCGAGCTTGCTACCAAGGGGCTCTTGAACAAAGCAGAATCGGCTAAGTCGGCATTAGAGGCCAGCGACGCATTGAAGGTTGCGACAAAGAACCTTTACGAATCTTTTGGTGCTCTGCTTGCTCCGATTCGCGACGTTGTTTACCGAGGGTTTGTAGTTGCATTTGAGTTCATCCAAGCCTCTATGCTTCCGGCGATGGATGATTTCGTCAACTACAGCGAACAGCTAGCCAATGCGATGCAAGGAGTCGGCAAGACGATTGCCGAGGCTTTCGTTACTGGATTCACAGCGGCGGAAATTGCGATCTTTCGGTTCAATGATGTCCTCGATGTGATTTCGGCATCGGTGCTGCTATCAGCGACGAAGATTTATAACGATGTGGTTTTTGTATTCGATGGATTGCTTGCCAAGGCTGAATGGTTCGTCGATGCCTACAGCAAATTGCTTTCGGGTCGGTTCACCTTCGAGGATGTGCTAAAGGAAATGCCATCTTTCGGCGAGCGTGCAGTTACCGAGACCGAAAAGAGCTTGCAGGCTATCTTGGATGAGGCAGTCGGCGGATTGACCGAGGATTTCGATACGAAGATCCGAGAACGCCTCCAAGCTTTGCAAGATGCAATGAAGCTTGACATTGACATCGATCTAAAGCCACGAGAAGGGGCCGCTAATGCGTTGCGGGATCAGTTGCGATCGTTGACCGCTTTTGAGTCTAGGGTGCTTGTGCGAGGTCAAACAGATAGCCCAATCGCGAAGCTAGTCGAGAACACTTCCAAGCAGGTCGAAGAACAAAAGAGAACAAATACTATTTTGGAGGAGCGTAGCCAATCCACTGGAGATATTTTGCGATTCGAGGTGATTAAGTGAGCAAGGTGATTTCAGTTACCAGAATGTGGTCTAAAGTCGGTGGTGATTTTAGCCTCACAGACAATTTCCGAACAGCAGAGGCCGGTTTGCAAGATTCGTATCAGGTATTCACTGAACCAGATGCAACAATCGATGATGTGCTACAAGCCAACGGGATCCCGGCGGCTGGCTCGTCCTATTCCAGCTTGTACCCTTACGTCTTTTGCGAATCAGCTAAGCCTCAGCGGATTAGTCCAGTTTATTGGATTGTGACGGTCAATTATCGAGGTGAAATCAAGCTTGGTACTGGTTCGGGAGAAAACAACCCATCGCAAAGTCCTCTTTTGACTCCAGCAAAAATAGATTGGGATGATGTTGAAACCGAATTGGAAGTTGATGAGGACGTTGACGGTGTTCCAATAGTAACTTTTACGGGAGAGCCAATAAACGGAGTTAAGCGACTGTTCGCGGATCAGACAGTAACGATCCGAAAGAACATGCTTTTTTTCAACCCGTACATTCAGGCCGCGTATAGGCAGTCAGTTAATGCAGACGCTTTTCTAGGATGGCCTCCTGGGACTGGAAAGATGATGAAATTCTCTGGATCGTCGGTGAAGTCTCCCGATGTTGGAGGAGGCGGATATTGGGAAGTGACTGCCAC